AAAGTTTTAACAAAAGAAGAAAAGCTTGAATTAAGAAAGCAAACTCCTGGAAAGTCAGAATCTTGGTACAAGGGCAAGGAAAGAGAATTTAGAAAGAATAGAACTATTAGACTTGTTAATATAGAATTTATGACTGATGTGAGTGACAACGATGTTGCAGATGCAATTGCTATTGGATGGTATGCAACAAACAACTGGAATAAAATAACTAAACTTGACTTATAAAGGATATAATGATACTATGAAAATGTACACTAATGAAAATTGGCTAAGAAAAAGATTCTTGCTAGATAAAAAATCTCCAGAAGACATTGCAAAAGAATGTGGTGTCTCTGTTGAAACTATCTATGTGTACCTTGGAAAATTTGGATTAAGAAAAAGCAGGAGAAAATAATGGCTGAATACCCGTCAGAACCATTCTTTGTAAATAAGAATGAAGATAAGATTAAAAAAATTTTTGAACTTTCTAAGACTGCCCCAGCTGGATATAGTATTCTTGCTGCCTGTTTAGATATTACAGAAATGTTATTAGAAAAAAATGTGGCATATGGAAACTCCGCTCTTAATCCTATTCGCATCTTTAGTAATGCAGATGATATGGAACAGTTAAATGTTCGTATTGATGATAAGTTAAATAGAATTAAGAATAAAAAGTTGTACGCAGGTGACAATGATGAAGATGATTTAATTGGGTATCTATTGCTAAAGAAGGCTAAAAAGCGTGGCTAAAAAGAAAACTATATTCAATGACAAGTTTGAAAGAAAATCTTTAATGGTAACTGAAAGCGGTCACGAAGTAAGTGAAGGAGATCTTATAAAGATTACTGGAGAATATGGTGCTACCTTTAAGTTCAAAAGTCTTGTAAAAAATCCTGTAAATGGTGTAGAATGGATAGACTGCTTTCAAATGTTTAAAGACATATCTGGACCAACAAGGTCTTTTTATCCTGACAGAGTAAAAGCAGTAAAGAAGAGAGGTAAGCGTGTCAAGCGAAGCAGCGTTAGTTAATCATTTAGACCTTGTTAATAAGGTTGCTTCAGAGTACCTAAAGGGATCTGATGCCTCAGAGATTTCAAAAATACTTGACATTCCAAGAGCAAGAGTTACTGAACTTCTTACTGACTGGAGAGTGATGGCTGCCAATAATCAGGCAATTCACGCTCGTGCAAAAGAAGCACTTGCTGGTGCAGATCAGCATTTTTCATCTTTAATTAAAAAAGCATATGAAGTTATAGACTCTGCAGATACTACTGCAAACTTAACAGCAAAAACTACATCTATTAAACTTATTGCTGATATTGAAAGCAAGAGACTTGAGATGCTGCAAAAAGCAGGGCTACTTGATAATCAAGAACTTGCTGATGAACTTTTAGAAACAGAAAGAAAACAAGAAATACTTATAAGCATTCTTAAAGAAGTTACTTCATCCTGTGAATCTTGTAGACCAAAAGTTTTAACAAAGCTTTCTCAAGTTAATGAGGGTGGGGTAGTTGTAATTGACAATTGATATTAGTGACTTTATGGAGGCTCTTGATGAGTCACCATTTTCTGAAACCCCAGTTGACGTTGTAACATTTGTTACAGGTGAAAAATATTTAAATCAACCAAGTTTATCGGAGTATCAATATACTCTTGTTGAATGTATGAGTCAAATATATCAAGAAAAAGATATCATCAGATACATGGGAGAAGAAGCTGGCAAGGAACACTTTAAGAAATATACTAAAAGTGAAATCATTATGCAACTTGGAAAAGGTAGTGGAAAAGACTATACATCTACCGTTGGTTGCTCTTACTTAGTTTATAAGTTACTTTGTCTAAAAGATCCTTCAAGATATTTTGGTAAGCCATCTAATGATGCTATTGATATTATGAATGTTGCTATCAATGCTCAACAAGCAAAAAATGTTTTCTTTAAAGGATTTAGAAGTAAGATAGAGGGGTCTCCCTGGTTTGCAGGAAAGTTTTCTCCACCAAAGATTGACAGCATTGAATTTGATAAAGCTATTACTGTATACTCTGGTCACTCAGAAAGAGAATCTGCTGAAGGTCTAAACTTAATGCTTGCAATTCTTGATGAGATTTCTGGATTTGCAATGGAGTCTGCAAGTGGAAGTGATCATGCTAAAACTGCTGACAATATTTATAAAGCATTTCGTGGATCTGTTGACTCTCGTTTCCCAGACTTTGGAAAGGTTGTACTTCTTTCGTTCCCTCGTTTTAAAGGTGACTTTATTTCAACAAGGTATGAAGATGTCATTGCAGAAAAAGAAACTATTGTAAGATCTCATGAGTTTATTTTAAATCCAGCACTATCAGAAGATGACCCACAAAATAAGTTTACTGTAGAGTGGGATGAAGATCATATAAATTCCTACAAGCTTCCTGGAGTCTTTGCACTTAAAAGACCAACGTGGGAGATTAATCCTACAAGAAAGATTGAAGATTTTAAATTAGCTTTCTTTACAGATATGCCAGATGCACTAATGCGTTTTGCCTGTATGCCAACCACATCCTCTGATGCCTTCTTTAAAAATAGAGAAAAGCTTGGAATGGCATTTAAAAAACATAATCCTATTGATGTTGCTAAAAGAATAGAAGAATCATTTCAACCAGATCCCGAAGTAACTTATTATGTTCATGCTGACTTGGCACAAAAGCATGACAAGTGTGCGGTATCTATTGCCCATATTGATAAGTGGGTTAGCCTACAATCGTTTAATGATTACCAGCAAATTGTCCCCTTTGTTGTGGTTGATGCAATTGTCTATTGGGAGCCTAAAAAAGAAGGTCCAGTAGACTTATCAGAAGTAAAGAATTGGATTATTAATTTAAGAAGGCTTGGATTTAATCTTGGCTTAGTAACCTTTGACCGATGGAACTCTTTTGATATTCAAAGAGATTTAAGTAGTGTAGGAATAAAGACAGAAACTTTATCAGTAGCTAAAAAACACTATGAAGATTTGTCCATGCTTATCTATGAAGAAAGAATAGTTTTACCTCAAATAGATTTATTACTTGAGGAAATGCAGGAACTTAGAATTATGAATAATAATAGGGTAGACCACCCTAGAAAGAAATCTAAGGACCTTGCAGATGCAATGTGTGGATCTGTTTATAATGCAATAAGCCACACAAGAAGAGAAAAGATTCAGGAAGTAGAAATTCACACATACAAGTCTCGTCCTAAAGTTGACAAGGATGCTGAAAATATGGTAAAATCTAAACCTGAGATGACAGAAGATATTAAAGAATATCTCATAAATTTTAATTTAATTTAACAGAAAAGGAAAAAAATGAGTAAAAGAGTTCTCTTAACAGGAGCTAGTGGATTTGTTGGTAGCCATGTGCTTAGACATATTTTAGTTAATACAGATTGGTTTGTGGTGTGTCCAACAACATTTACACACAAAGGTTTGACAGATAGAATCAATGTAGCGTGTGATGACTTGCCAGATGCTTATACTCGTATTAAGGTTATTAAGACAGACCTAACTGCCCCAATTTCTCCAGTAACCTCACATCAGTTTGGAAAAATTGATTACGTTATAAATGTGGCTAGTGAAAGTCATGTTGATAGAAGCATTGAAGAGCCAGCTCCATTTATTCTAAACAACGTTTCTTTGATTTGTAATATACTTGATTGGGCAAGAGTTGCAAAGCCAGAAAAGTTTTTGCATATTTCAACTGATGAAGTTTATGGTCCAGCTCCAAAAGGACATGCTCATAAAGAGTGGGTAGATCAATATTTCCCAAGCAATCCATATTCTGCTTCTAAGGCAGCACAGGAAAGTATTGCATTTTCATATTGGAGAACTTATGGAGTTCCAATTGCAATTACAAATACTATGAACATTATTGGCGAGACTCAGGACACTGAAAAGTTTATGCCAATGGTAATTAAAAAAGTTCTTAATGGAGAGACCATGAAAATTCATGCATCTTCAGAAGGTGAAATTGGAAGTCGTTTTTACTTACATGCTAGAAATCAAGCAGATGGTCTCTTGCACGTTCTTAAGCAACACTTCCCAGCTTATGGGGAATCTGATGTACCAGCAAAGTTTCATATTGTGGGAGAAAGAGAGGTAGACAATTTAGAAATGGCTCAAATGATTGCCTCAGCAGTTGGAAAACCATTGCGTTATGAGTTAGAAGACTTTCACTCATCACGCCCAGGGCATGACTTACGTTATGCTTTAGACGGAAAAAAGATCGCTGATACTGGCTGGGTTTCTCCAATGCCACTAGAAGAGTCAATTAGAAAAACTGTTGAATGGACTTTAAGCCATCCAGAATGGCTAAACTTGTGAAAGAATATTTAGCAAATAACTATATTTGTTTTGACGACATATTAATGGTTCCACAATATTCAGAAGTCACGAGTAGATCTTCCGTTGATTTTAAAATGAATATAGGTGGGCATTCCTGGTTGGATTTACCAGTAATAGCATCTCCTATGGATACAGTTTGCGAAAAAGATATGGCTGTTGCTATGGCAGAGTCTGGTGGAATTGGAATTATTCATAGATTTATGTCTGCAAAAAATCAAATAAAGATGGTTGAAGAAGTTTATAATCATAGAGATCTTAAACTATCCGTTGGTGCAGCACTATCTTCTACATTTATTGAAGAGCATGTAGAAAAACTTATTCTGGCAGGAGCTTCTATGCTATTAATTGACACTGCAAATGGTCATAGCAAGATGGCTATTGATGCAGTTGTCAGGCTTAAAAACCTTGTAGGAGATTCTGTTCATATTATGGCTGGAAATGTTTCTACAATAGAAGGATTTGTAGCCCTAGATGTTGCAGGTGCAGATTCTATTAGAGTAGGCATTGGTGGGGGTAGCCTGTGTACTACAAGAATAGTATCAGGACATGGTATTCCAACACTATCTTCAATTATAAACATCCGAGAAGCAAAAGATAAGTTTAACTTAAATGCTGGAATCATAGCAGATGGTGGAATTAGAAGCACTGGAGATATGGTAAAAGCTTTTGCTGCAGGAGCAGATGCTGTAATGTTAGGATCAATGTTGGCAGGTACTGAGGAATCTCCTGGAGATTTATACTTTGAGGGGGATAAGAAATTTAAATCCTTTAGAGGAATGGCTAGTAAAGAAGCTAACAAGGATAAAGACATTGCAGTTGCAGAAGGAATATCTACAAAGATTGCTTATAAAGGATCTGTAAAGGATGTAATTAAAGACATTAGAGGCGGGATTGGAAGTGGATGCTCTTACTCTGGAGTTGATTTTCTTCATGACTTATATAAAGATTCCATGTATACAAGAGTTTCACCACTGTCTGTAAAGGAGTCTTTACCTCATGGAAGATAATGAAGACATCTCTGAACAAGAACTTTCAGAAGTAATTGAGTATCTAATTGAACTAGGTGCTATGGAAATTATGGGCTATGATTCTATTTCAGATCAGTTTACATATAAAGTTACTTCAAAATGTAAAGAAATTTATCCAGAATTATATTATGCACACTATGAAGCTGTTGGAGAATTAGCATCGAGTCTTTGGATGAAAGATGTTATAGACATAGTGTTTACTGAAGGGCAAACAGTTGTTGGAGTTACTCCAGAACAAGTAGATTCAATAAAAGAAAATATAAATACTTTTACTGATGATGAAAGATTTTTTCTTGAAACATTATTAGCACATTATGACCAAAGATAAGATATAATAGTAGTTATGGACATTATTAAATCAGCAGAATGGGAAGGCGAACCCCTTTACAACATGCTTTCAGAAGATGAAAAAGCGTTTGCAGATTCATTATTAAAATTAGCAGAAGAGCTTGGACCACTAGATCAATCAGAAGGTATTTGGATTGGCTATGAAGATGGATCTACAAATCAAAATGCTTCAATTGGTGTTAAGTGTGGCAACTGTGCTTTGCATAAATCTTCTGTAGCTTGTGCAATTATTTCACAACAAATTGAAGAAG